ACAACAACAACATTCACACACCTAACAACAACAACAACAACAACAACATTGACATTCATGATATTTAATTAAACACTCAATAACCTCAACCCACTCAACAACGACAACGCAGAACTATGGGTTATTATAATTAATGTTTTACCATCTGTTTCTTCTATAATAAGGTCTTTCACCTTAGTAGTTGTATCTTTGTCTAATCCGGTGGTGGGTTCATCTAAAATAAGTACTTTGCATGGTTTCAAAATACCACGCATTAATATAACAATCCGTTGCATACCTCCCGACAAATTACCACCATTAACTCCTGCCCCAGCTTGTAACCCATCGGGTAATCTATCAAATACAGTTAATAAATCATATTTTTTTAACAATGCGACCGCTTGTTCTTCAGTAGCATCCGGATTACCATACAACATATTGTACATAATAGTTTCATTAAACATATTCGTACGTTGATTTACGTAGTTAACATTTTCGCGTAAATATTGCACGTCCATGGACTTGATATCAACATCGTCAATATAGATAGAGCCCTTTTCTGGGGTATATAATCCAGCCAACATTTTCATCAATGTGGTTTTACCACGTCCAGATTGTCCTATAATAGCATATTTTCCACCTTCTTCTAAGTCCATGTTAAAATCTTCAAACAACCATTCTGGTTTATCCTTATTGTATCTAAAAAAGACATCCCTGAATTCAACTCTTCCATGAGTGATACCTTTTTTAATGGTTCTATTAGTTGTAGAATTAAAGATATCATTTAGATATTTATTAGAAGCTTGAATAACACCTAATTTGTATACTATATTATGAATAAAACCACTACTAACATATAAGAAATTATTTAAGAATTGTCCCAAAATAAGGACAAGAACAATACCCTGTGTTGGTTTAATTTTATTATTGGCAAGAAGACCGTATAAAATATACAGACCAATACAGAATGTAATTAATGTGACAAGTTGGCTGAAACAAATGATGATATTTTGAACCATCATAATCCATTTCATTTTATCGGTAGCAATTTTTTCTAACTTTTTATTTTTGTTTATTTCCCCATCAACTTCATTATTTAAAAAAACATTCATAAGGTTATCAAAAGTATCTCTAATATTTTCACTAATTTTTGTATTTAAAAAGTTCTCACGGTCTGTGATTAATTCAATTAGTTCGTTGCTACCAAAGTATAATATGGTTCCACAGATGATTGCTCCAATCAATAGAACAGTACCAATGGTTTTATCTTGATAAAACATATAACAAATAATGAGTACAGAAACCACAAGTTCTGGTAAAAATCTACTTAGCATATGGTGTGCAATCTCTTTAAAGTTACGTGTTAATTCTAATACTCTTGCTAAATAATCGCCAGTTTTCATTTCTTTGTAGTTATTTTGATAAGCTAATATAGTTTCTTTAAATATGGTATTTCTTATAAATGAATAATAATTCGGCACTAAAAGAGATTCAATCCAATTTTTAGCGGTATACGAACAAATAACAGAAAACCATAAGATAACCAGAAGAAACAATGAGCCTTGAAAATTCATTTTTTTTACATTATCGGTCCAGTTAAAAAAATCAGTAGATTTAGATATATTCTTTACTTGTTCAAACATGTATCCATATACTTTTGGCAAAACGATAGCTTCCATTGGAAAAAAGATAATAACCAGTAACATGTAGATAACAAATTTCCATACATGGTCCTTTGCAAAATCTGTTACTAATAATTTCCAAATCATATTGTTATATTACTTACTTATATAATCTAATGTTAAAAAATAACCTACTAAAAATATAATTGATAAGAAAATTGATAATAACCAATACAATATAATATAAAGTAAATAAAACAAGTAACCTCGTATTACACGTCACCAAATATGCAAACAAATAGTAACTTATCAAATCTGTCATCAAATGCCAACAATGATACTTGTATTATATGTTATAACCCATTATCACTAACAAACAATTGTACAACAGTGTGTGGGCATAAATTCTGTTTATCGTGTTTGTTAAGTAGGTCATCAAATAGAAAAAAATGTCCTTATTGTAATCAATCGTTAACTGATAGTAATGATGAGAATGATGTCCATATGAATATTGAAGACTTTCATCCTCCACTGAATGAAGTTAATATGTATCCCGACGAAGAATACATATATGAAGACGTAGAAGAAGATGCAAAAATAGGATGTGTGGATGATATTGCACAAATATTAATAGATAAGGAAGTAACAATGGTAGATGTATTATCCTATTTTGACAATCGTTACAATAGTCGTACGCCGCCATATCGTCATCATCGTCACGATTGTCATATATATTATATGGAATACATAGAACAAACAATAGAGGAAGCATTCAGAGAGGTGGATGAAGCCGCAACAAGATAGATATTACTAAAAAATAATAAAAAGAAATGTTTTTTATTATTATTATATATATGCCACTATCAAAACAAATCGGTGTTCACCTACTTGTCCCAGACAAAAAGTATTTGATAGAAGTACAGTGGAATATAGAAAATAATGTACGAATGCCATGGACAATAATAATGACAGGAACTTATATAGAATCTGCGTTTAAGCGCGGTCGAACCATGTCATTTGATACGGGGTTAGCAGTATTATTATCAAAGTCGCGGATAGAATCCAAATTTATGATAAATGGAACAATACAAACAATAAGTTCAGTGAACCGATTTTATGAGATATTAGAACCAGACCCAGTATATTTTGCAAAAGTGCAAGCCATATATTCATTACCATTACCGAATGATATAAAAAAGGAAATAAATTATTATGTAGGGAATAGAAAGAAATTATATTATAGAAAGAAGCCGGTCAAACCAACAAATAATTATACTTCAGGATAACTTGCTTGTAACAACATACCGCATTGTCCCTGTCCCTTATTGAACTCATCACCACGTCCCAAAAGAATATAACCACCATCGCCCCATGTGGTTCCCCAAGAATTCTTGACTTTGTAGAAGTCTTGTCCATCAAGGGAGCCGTAACCAACCGCTAATACACCGTGGTCAAGTGTTGTTCCACAAGACCCTGTAAAAACACCAGACTTGTATAATTGGAAGTCTTTTTGGTCAGCTTCAATGGCAATAGAAACAGGTTGTTTGGAAAGAGCGGTCATCATATCAACGTCATTACTGGAATGAACATCGTTAAATGATGTAACTGCACTGTTAGAAACAATATCACATGTGGATTCACAAGTACCGGCGGTTTTGGTGTCACCGGAAGTGTATGGGTAATCACTTTCGGAACATAATCCTCCATTTTTCTCAATCCAGGCGAAGGCATTGTCCATGAGTCCTCCATTGCAGCCCATATCCTTGCCTCCGTTTTTGCGGGTATCACAATCAACGAGTTGTTGTTCAGAGAAAGAAGGGAGTGAACCGTATGTAGTAAAATAAGCACCCTCTAAGGCACCAGTGGTAGAGAAACTCCAACAAGAACCGCATTGTCCTTGGTTTTTAACAGGGGTAACAGCACCACCCTTGACCCAATCAACCGATTCTGGTAAATTATTCATAGTGAGACCAGCTCTGGTTTGAAGGCAATCGGTGACACAGGTAACTGTGGAGAGTTTATTGGAGGATTCATATTCATCAATACATTTTTTCAAGCACTTGACCTCAGCCAGTCTTACTTTAATTTTGTCAATACTAATATGGGAACCAAGAGTGTTGGCATTATTTTGAAATCCCATATACTCGCTAAACTCATTGGAATCCATACCAGACAAATGGTTATGCCCAAGAGTATATGTTAAATTACGTGCATTGGTTGTATCAATAATCTTATCATTTTCAACCCAATTAACAAATAAATGTTCTTTGTGAGAATTATCGTGAATATTTATGCGAAAGTCTTTGACCCATTGTTCAAATTTGTCACTGAACCCGTTACGTAAATTACCAGCAGTGGCAACAGATGCCATCATCAATACAGAAAGGATTTTATACATCATTGTATATATATATTACACAAGACAATAATCATTAAGTTATTTTATAAAGTTATTTATGAAATAATTTATAGTGTAAAAGCAAAAGAAATACAACGAATAAAATCAACGTTATAGATATGCAGTTGTGTTTTGATTGCGTATATTTACTATTTGATGAATGACTGTATCCACGCCAATAATTATTGTAAATAATAAAATATTTGTTAGGGTTCTTTCTTGTTTATTAACACAGAACAAATACATTATGTATATCACTAATAATAACAAAAAATTATGCATAATACCCTCCCATTTTGGCCATTCGTAAAACGTTTTTAATGTTTGTAATGGTTTTAGCATTTATGATATATCTACATAAAATAAAATAATGATATATTTTATATGGAGAGAACAGATGAAAAATTGTACGAAAAGATAAAAAAGAAGGTATATGCAGACATTCCCAAACATAGTGCATATAGAAGTGGAATATTAGTACAAAAATACAAGGAGGCTTTTAAAAATAAATATAAAAATACAAGAAAAAAGCCATATAAGGGAAATCGTACAAAAAAGAAAGGTTTAAGGAGATGGTTTGATGAAGAGTGGGTAAATCAGCGAGGTGAAGTAGGATACAAATACAAGAATGATGTATATCGTCCAAAAATAAGAATAACAGATGATACTCCAATAACACACGATGAATTAACCAAAAAAGAGATAAAAAATGCGCGTGTAAAGAAATATAGAAAAGGACGTATAGACCGTTTTAGAAAAGATAAAAAAGAAGGTGGTCGTATGCAACCGCCAAAATACGTAGAAGAAGATCTTCGTAAATATGTAGATATGAATCCAATTGTTGATGAGAATGGTGATAGTGATAATAGTGATAATAGTGACGTTGGAGTGTTGGATATAGCATTTGTACATGATAATGATAATGATAATGATAGTGATAATGTTAATATATTTGGTGATATTAGTGATGATGATGGTGATATTAGTGTTATTAATAGTGATAGTGATTTTAGTGATGATGATAGTGATATTAGCTTTGATGGCGGTAAATGGAGTAAAAAATATAAAAAAAGTATAGATTGCAATAAACCAAAAGGATTTTCTCAAAAACAACATTGCAAATATGGAAAAAACAAAACACAAAAGAGAAAAACAAAATTCAAAGATTATCCAGATTTCCGTCCAAATCTAACACCACGTGATATGTTTACATTAGGTAGTTTTGGTGGAACATATTGGCGTCCAATAAAATCGGGTGTAACAGGAAAGAGTTATAAGAATGAACATGTAAAGTATCCAAAAAGTTGGTGGAAAGGTATACCCGAACCACATTTAACAAGTGATACATGTGATGTATCTATCAATAAATATAAAGTAAGTGTGGGTACTTCATTAGATTTTTGGGAAAGTAAAGGTTGGATAAATGAGTTGCATCCATACGGTTGGGTACAATGGTATTGTGATTTTTATCAAGGAAAACGTGGCGATGATGACGAAAGACAAATCCAAAGGTGGAAAAACTTAGCAGGACCAAGGGGTCGGTTTATGCGTTTCTTGGTAACACAAATAGTAAAGAAAGGTGCAAAATGGAATGATGAAACTGTAAGTCCAAAAATACGTCAGGTTTTACAGCATTGGGGGTATAAATTAACAAGTGCTGATTATAATAATGAAATAAAAAGAAGAAATGCCTAATTATAATAATAACAGAGATTGGTTATTATTATATTGATAATATGATACTGTTTTTATTAGGGAATAATTGTTTAATCACTGGCAGAATCAGCAGCAGGAGGTGCAGCGGCATCAGGTGCAGCGGCAGCGGGAGGTGCATTAAACATTTGAATACACTCCCACAACTTAGCAGACTCTTGGATATTAAAGGCACCGCGTTTCTGGGCAACACCGGTAAGAGCAACGAGAATATTAAGTGCGGTATTGGGACTGTTAACAGGGATGTTTACAATAGGTACCTCTTGTTGGGCAGGTGCAGGTGCAGGAGTTTCCTCCTCGGCGACTTGGGTGAGCGTGATGGGTTCTTGTTCAGTGTCAGACATGATATAATATAATTATTAAATATTCTTTAAACCATTTAATTTGAAATTATTTTTATGAAACATATAATTATCATTCTTCACACAATTGCAATCGTATTTTCTTTTTGTATGAGTGTTCATCTTCAAAGAGAAACATATTAAACAAGTAGGATTTATAATTTTGTAAATCGGTTTGACAAGTAATTCGTGATAATATTTTCACCTTGTCCAAGTAGACCATATAGGTATGTAGTCCGTTTGTTTTGGTAATTTTATCAAAAACCACACCAGTATGAGGGGTGTCAATATAATATGGATTGTTTACACATTGGTGTAGGACATTGCTATCTGTTTGTACTTTTCGTATAGATCGCATCGTAGCATTCAAGTAATCCATATTTCCGTTCCAATAATTACAAAAATCAATCGCATCACTGCTAATATTGTCAATCATATTATATTGTGTACAAAGCTGTATTTGGTTCAATAAATCAACCAATCTACGAATAGGACTGGTAATATGAATATAGGGTTGAGATGCCCCCCGAACTTGTCCATTTTGTTTGAATGATTTAACCCCAATTAGGTCATGTGTTATTTTATCAGCATCATTATAGGCAATATATTTACCAGTCGTATTATTCCAACTGCGTATAACTCTACACGTATCCTCGTTGATATTATTATTAGAATTCAAATCGCCGTCTTTTTGTGTATCATGGAAAGATACGGCACGAAAAATACCAAATTTTTTATCAATCATATTCAATCCAGTAAACGCATTCATTTGAATCATCCAATAAGCGACAACATCATGGCTGTCTTTGACCGATGTATCCATTTGCATAGACAATTGCAATAAATTTTGATAATGTTGATTATTAGGATTTATTAGTCTGGGTTCTTCATACCGATAATTATTTTTTACATTAATAAGTACATTTTTATATTGCATTTTATCTCTATCCATTTTGCCGTCCATTGTAATATGAAATTCCATAGCCAATGCAAAGCGGTCTTGTTTTTGTTGTAAACTGCACAATGTATCTGATAAAATAGTAGGTAACATGGGTCGTCGTCTGTCCGGTAGATAGATTGTGGAAACCCGTTTACTGAATGAGTTCCAAAGACCTAATGTTTCCAACCAAAAAAATACATTTGCAATATAAACAGTCACATTCCAACCGTTTTGTATACAATCACAATCGGTTTCTGGTTCAATGTGAAATCCATCATCAAAATCAGTACTGTTAGTCGGGTCAATAGTAAACACATATTTATCGCGATGGTCTTCTATATGAAAATTGGTATTTTTATAGATGGATTCAATATATTCGGCTTGTGATTTTTGCCGAAGTATTTCTGTTGTTTTCTTAGTAAATTCGCTTAATGATACATGTAAACTTTTACAATATAATTGATATTCAAATAAGTAATCCAGATTGTCCACATCCCCGATGGTTTCAGATAAAATTCCTCTGGGGTGTTTGTCGTTCCAATTATCAAACCGAAATGTTACAAATTTATTTTTCTGTACTTTTGAGAAACCAATCTTTACATCATATGGTACTAAAAAAGCAGGTAAATGAATATCATCGGGTATACATTTATACAACAACCGTTTCTTATTCTCCGTTCTACCGAATGTTTTGTTATTTTCCAACATAAGAATTCCGGCGATTTGTTTACATAGTCTTACGGTAGAGCTAATACAATTGAACGTATCCTCTTGAATCGTAAAAATGTCATCCATAAACATTTTCTTGTCCAATGGATTAATGCACTTTAGTTCAGGGCATTGATTTACGTCTATTTCCTTTTTATCTTCCACACGATAAAAAAGATGGTTTGAATAGTTTCGGTCAAGAATAACGACCCTATATAGATTCATAATAAGTTTTATACATATAATATATGGCGTAATGTTTAAATCAGTAATATATAATATTTATGAGTCCTGGTCATAATAGTCACATGTTTTCCATGCGCTAATAGATTGAATGATTACATTTTCATCATATCCATTGTATAACGCGACCTTACCCTTCCACGTACCAAATACAATCCAACAATTGTCATATTGTTTATATTTTTCATTTGCATCATCAAAATTATGTACTATAACAGGATTTTTGTCGTCAGGAATTACGCGCGTCCAGTCGTTTGGTAGATTTCTGTGTAGTCTGTCCATTATATAGTGTATATAGCTCGGTTATTATATGTACGAGGTGACCAATTAAATCAATTTTTTAGTGCTACTTTTAGTATTTTACACCTTTTCTCATTTCAAACGCCCATTTTTATAAACTATTGTTTTTTTATAAAAATTATTTAAAAATGTATTACTATATTGTATTAGTAAAATGGAATACGAAGACAAAATAAAAGAATTAGAAGAAGAGTTAAAAAAAACAAAGGATGAATTAAACGACACCAAAGAACATCTTAAGAAATACACTGCTCCTACACGAAGTAAAACCTATTATGAAAACCATAAAGAAGAAATTATACAAAAAGTAAAAGACCACAAACAAAATACAAACTATACGTATATTGCGTCTCCAGAACAAAAAAAAAAATGGGCAAGAACAGCATATTTGAATAAAAAAGAAAAGATAAAGAAAATGAACGAACAATCTATTTAGGCAATATATATTTAATTGCGTCAAAAACTATATAAATATAATCTTTAGTAAATATATAGAATGGTGAAAAAGAAGAAGTTGAAAGACGAATTCAAAGAGTTTAGGAATAATGATAAATCCGCATACAAAACCATCAAAACAACGCTCAAATCTGTTTTACTCAATCGTGATTTGGTGCAACCTGTAGTAAATAATCTGGTTTTTGAAATGAATAATTTAATGATACATTCTTACCAGTTTATCCGTTTGTATGTATTGAATTGTTATTCCAATAAAACCACTTTGCCTGAAATTGATGATACATTTATTTTATACTGCATAAAAACATTAGGCACTCGTGATAATAGAGGAAAGAAAGGTGGTGATACAACACTGCTTGATAAGTTAGAAAAGTTTTATTTAGAAGAATACCAACCAACAATAAATCACGAAAAAACTAATTTGAAAAACACTACTTTTTTATTACCATATTTGGCGACGCAAATTCATACTTCCTTATCCAACAACGCCCAAGAACATTTCATACAGCATTTTTTAAGATTTATTAACAAAACAACCACAAATATAACTGAAGATAAATCCATTTTATTCAAATTGAAACATCAACTGATGAGTTTAGATAATGAAACCAATGAATTATTTAATGAATGGAAAACCACTCATTTACCTAATATTTTCCCACAAAACATTAAAAAATCAATCCATTATGATGTGAAGGTTAGACCATTTGAATATTTGAAAGGAATGCTGTATATGAATGAAGTATTAGAAAAGGAAGAACATAAATTATTTCAGCCTTTACCGCTACGCACCAATATTATTCCAAAACATATTATATTAGATACTGCAAGTTTGGTTAGTTTATTCTGTCCTGAAACAGATAAGGATGGAAACAAAAATAAAAAGGGGAATTTATTAAGTAAACTAAAAGAAAACCAACACGATATTTGGAATAGTTTTTTGAACTTGAACCATAAAATATTTAGAAACCAACATTATCAATTCCATCATCAAATACAAACGGATGGTATTTCGTGTTGCTTGTTGTTTATTAGAAAAGATTTGAAAGATAAGAAATGGGGTTCAAGAGTTCCAAGCATTCCAGAACAAGATTTTTACAACATTGAAGATTTATCTAAAGAGCAATTAGATACACTAAAAGATAGGAATATAGTTGGTTGTGACCCAGGTAAGCGTTCGTTAGTTTATATGATGGATAAAAATGGTAATAAACTACAATATACTGCACCACAAAGAAAACGAGAAAGCAAAGCAAAAACAAATCAGCGAATATTATTGGAAGAAAAGAAACGAAATAAAATTATTGAAAAAGAAACTCATTTATCGTTTCAAAATAGCAAATCAGTTGATTATGATAAATTTAAAACATATTTAGTTGGTAAGGATAACCTGAATAAAGAAACAACCGAATTTTACAAGAAAGAAACATGGAGAAAAATGAATTTTAGACAATATAGTTATGGTAAGAAATCAATAGATACATTTCTTAATAAAATCCAAGAAACCTTTGGTTCCAATATATTAATTGGTTATGGAAATTGGAGTAGAAGCACACAAATGAAACATTTTATGCCTACTATGAATAAAGGATTAAGAAAACAAATCCATAAAAAGTATGATACAATAACAATCAATGAATGTAATACAAGCAAAAAGTGTTGCGATTGTAATAAAGACCTTGAATATTACAAGGATAAAGAAAACAAGAAGGTATTTCGTCTTTTAGTGTGTTCTAACTGCGTGAGTTGCGAAAACAAAAAAATCGTATTTAGAACCAGAGATGCTAATTCCTCAATAAATATAATGAAATTAACAAGTTGTTGGATAGATAACCAAACTCGTCCAACGGCATTTCATTCTCATATTTCGTCTTTCACCTGTTCCACTACAAAAGAAGAACAGAAAAAAGTAAGACCATCGTAGGTGAAATTCCTACTATTGATTTTACATTTTTTCTTATTTTTTTGCCAAGTAAAATGGGCGTTTGAAATGAAAAAAGGTGTAAAAACCCAGTAACAATTTAATATCATAAAGGAATACATTGTAAAATAAACATATATTTTACTTGTTATGCTATCCTTTACAATCATATCCTGATAAAATTCTGGATTTAATCCAAGCCGATAAATGAATTCATAACAACGATATTTGAAAAAGGACCCAATAAACAATGCATTACTTAGATGTAGACAATATAAAATACGTTTATCGTTAGATATTTTCTGTTGTTCTTTAATGAAATAACTGCTACATAAGAAAATACTGCTCATTTCAACCTTTAAAAAGGTAATATTATGATCATATATGTCATCCAGTAAAATAGAATAGAATTTTGGATAAGCAACAAACATCATGGCTATAATATGATGAAAAATAGTATCTAATTTATAGAATGGTAAAAAAAAGGTCTCAACAAATAAATAAAAAAACATGATATCATTTAATCCAGTAAGATTGGATACATACATTATATTGTAAATTGTATATAATGAAACGCCGAGTAATACATAATGTTGATGTTTTTCTACTTCTTCTTTGTAATGAATTGGATGGTCAACGAAAAAATTTATTAACATGCTTACAATGTATACAAATATTTTTTTATATTTTTATATTTTTATGTTTTATCTTAAACGAAGACCATTTGTTTTGCCAGTTCCATAAATTCGTCACTGCTACTACTGGTGGTACTATTTCGTCTCACATGTTCATCGCTATCTGTACCAGAAATATCACTTAGGCTGCTCATAGTGTTACTATAACAACTACTCCCGCTCGTTGTTCTTGAACAACATGCGGAGTTGCATGTTGTTCCAGTCCGTATTTTTTCTTTCAATAATTCCAATTTCCCCAAATCAATTAGCAAGACAAGTTTCACTGATATTGCATCAGCACATCCCATACATACAAAGTAGGTTGTATTGGAATAATGCGGAAATTTCATGGAGCATTCTGCATCATCACAAATACCATTGCCACACTTGTTACAGCTGTACTGTGGTGTGTTGATTTCACACCTCTCACATACATCATCATCGCACTCATCGTAATTAGCATATACACCATACCTACTTACCAAACCTCTCTCGCGCTCATTAACCCAATAGGTCTCATTAGACGGGTATTCAAAATATAGGGGTGACTCGCTCATTGTATTCATTTAATTGTTACATTCGTTAAAATCCATATTGTCTGTATTTTCTATCAATTTTTTACATTTATTGATGGAAATATCTACGTATATTCTATAATGAAAGGTTTAGCCAAACGAAATAACAAAACCCGAGGAAAAACAACTCGTAAACGAAAGAATAATAGAAAAACAATTCGTAGAAGAAAAATGCATGGAGGCGTACCACAGAAGAATAGTTTGGAAAATAAAGCAATAAAAGCAACAAAAGCAACAACAGAACAATTAAAACAATATGATATTCAAGCTGCAGCAGCAATTAACAAAATGGCCGCCGAAGGTCATAGTTATAACGGTCCAAGTTATTCACCGGGGAGGTACCCACCTAAGGGTGCCACATATTTGGTAAAAGGCCCCGTCAAAGACAATGGTGATAATCTTTTTGAAGATATGGAAAAGGAGGGGGATGCGGATTTTAATGAGGAACAATTTAAGGATGCAGAAGAAGTAGGGTTAACTTTTAATGGCGGAAAGAACAGAAAAACTCATAAAAAGCGAAAGTAAAAGCACTTAGATAATAGTTGATAATAATATAAAAATGGATTATTATCAGCAAACAATTGAACCTTTATATGGTAAAAAACGCGACAATGTAATAGATACTACATTATTAAAAAACAACGATATACCCCATAAATATAATATAACTGACCGCGTAGATATGACAAACCGTGCAACATATAGCATTGACCCCGATGGGTGTGAAGATGCGGACGATGCGTTTAGTATCTATACCGAAGGCGCAAAATTATACTTAGCGATACATATAGCCGACCCGACTGAGCATATCAATCCCGATTCATTATTATGGAAAGACATAGAAAATAGGATAGTGACCCGATATCCGTCTAATCAAAAACCGATTCATATGATTCCAGAAGAAATCATGGAAAGGTCAAGTTTAATGGTGAATCAGTATGGAAACGAAAAATTAGCAATCACCATATTGACCGGGATTCAACCAGAAACATACAAGCCGATAGGTAAGGTGAGATTATTATTTACAAAAATCAAAGTAGATGCAGAAAACGCGCTGAGTTATGCAAAAGCAGGAAATTTATTTGAAACGAATGAGGTGTTAATGAATGGAATAAACATAAGTAAGGCGCTTACCAAAATAAGGAGTGGAAAAACCAAAGGGGTCCTTTTAAACGAGGTATCAAATTCGTATGTAAAATATGACGAGGAATCAATATATTTATACCGCGATTCCCCAACCGAGGTTTTAATGAAACAGATGATAGCAGAGTTTGCGATATTTGCAAATTCTTTTGTAGGAGAATATTTAAAAATCAACTTTGAAGGCGTGGGTATATTTCGTATCTGTTCTGCAAGTGAATGGTTAAGTACGGTATATAGCGGAATAACCGGTCAAGAATTATTAAACGAAATTATTGTGAATGGTATACAAGCAGATTACATTTCAACAGTACAACCACATGACTTGGTAGGTTCTCCAGAGTATTGTCATTTTACATCCCCCATTCGTCGTTTATCTGATTGTGTATGTCATTATCTGTTAAAATACATTCATTTAAAACCAACCAGTCCTGGAATGCCTATTCCATTTACGAATCAACAATTAGAAATATATTCAAGTAAATGTATGCAAATATCAAAAACAATCAAAAACACTCAATACAAGGATACAAAATATCGTTTACTGCAAACCATGAATACCATGTTATTAACAAGACCTGCACTAACAATACAATATTATGTAAGTTGTTATCTAAAATCATTTTTGAATATAATAATTTGTAATATAAATGACCACACAGTATATTTGTCTTATACATTGCGAATCCCCGATTTACAAGCAGAATATGTAGTTAAGCATGTAAAAACTATGGCAGTTACTAAAGTAAATTATACAAATAAATTTGATGAAGGAAGCATTCCAGAATTGGATAGATTGTATATTGCATAAATTTGTCTATGTATATTATAATGACAACACGAAAACATATAAAATCCAAACAAATAAATAACAGGTTTAATAAAAGTCGTTCAAAAAAGCAAAGAGGCGGTGGAGCCGTGTATTCAAGACCAGGTCGTCGTTCTCCCAATAGAAACATTATTGAGGAAGATGACCTAAATACCATTCACGAATATCTTGAACTTGCAATTGACGAGGAAATGCCCAGACAAGTGAAAGAATATTTAGCTGCTGGTGCAAATCCAAATATAACTATTCTGGATGAACATCTGCATTTACATGAGGATGTACGCCCAGAACCTGAAGACATTCCAGCTATTCTATATGCAGCAAGACATATTAAACCTTCTACAATCATGGAACATTTAGTGGAATACGGTGCAAGTATAGAACAATACCCTAATACTGGTACAACACCATTAATTGAAGCGGCTGAATATGGTAATTTAGATGCAGTAAGGTACCTGCTGAGTATAGGTGCCGATATAAATGCTACAACTGGAAGTGGTGTACCTGCTATTGTGTATGCCGTGATGAATGAAGACATTCCCATGATTAGACTTATGCTTAATGAACGAGATGGTAAAATAGATTTACATTATACTGTTTTTGATACAGACCGCGAAAACGTGATAGGTGATGCAGTTAAAAACGCGGCAGATCCAGAAGTAGCAAGAATATTAAAAGAGTATGCAAACAAGATTAAACATAAAAATCTAAGAGATGCCAGGTTTGTAATGGAAAAGGGAACATATACAGACGGAAGACCGTTATTGCCACACGCACGTAGAGATGTAGCTACTATGGTAAGTAAATTTCTTGGCGGGAAAACAAGAAAGTCCAATAACAGATTTAGAAAAAGTCGTTCAAAACGAACCGGTGGGAGTGGTAAAGGTAAAGGAAAAAGAGGAACAGATACAAGTGTGGTTAAGCCGAACAAAAAAAGTAAAACTATATTAGACGATGTATGCCCTATATGTTTGAATGAATTAACAAACATGGATAATATACCGAAATTGCCGTGTAAACATAAATTTCATAAAGAATGTTTAGGTCAACTTTGTAATACTAAAAACAATAAAAATGTGCACTGTCCTATTTGTCGCAGAGATATATCGTTTGAATGTAAATCAAATATTACTCGTGACACTCCTTGGATATATGATCCATATACAAATCCATCGCCTTATAGTGAAACTGAATTTAGAGATATGAATGATGAAGAAAGACACCAAGCACATAATGCAGAAAATAGACATCGTAGTAATTGGTTAGCACGGCGAAGAAGAATGATGACCCGTGAAACACCAGAACAACTTGCACAAAGAACAGAAATAGAACAAGATTATTGGACCAGAGTAGGAGAGGAAAGACACCGATATTATCATAACACTCCTTTCCAAGAACGAAGAGACCGAATATCACGTGGGCTTCCTTTGCCAGAATCACCTTATCCTCAAGGAAGCCCAGATGGCCCACCTCCTCCAAATCAATTCGTACCAGGAAGCCCAGATGGCCCACCTCCTCCAAATCAATTCGTACCAGGAAGCCCAGATGGCCCACCTCCCTCACCTTAATTTACACCAAGTTGTCATGACATATAATATAACAAATCTAATATAAAAATAATAAATATCAAATTATATTCAAGTAATAGAGAACCTGAATATAATTATAAAATCCAATCTAAAAACATATGAAAACACATATAAATATAAAATTATATACTAAAATAATACCAGGTTCTCCAATGCCTCCAAAAAATTACAAGAAATATACAAATAAAAAAAGTTCACAAACAATCTCTTCAGATAATCTCGGTCATGCCAAGTATTTGTTTATTGTGGAGTCACCATCCAAGTGTGCAAAGATAGAGCATTTTCTGGGTGAAGAATATTGTTGTATATCGTCCAAAGGGCACATACGAACAATAGAGGGATTAAAATCCATAGACACCAAAGAAACATTTGTACCAACATTCACAATAATCAATGAAAAAAGAGAACATGTGGAGGAAATGACAAAAATAATCTCAAGGTTCTCAAAATCTAACATTTTTATAGCAACAGATGATGATAGAGAGGGGGAAGCCATCGGTTGGCATATCTGTGTGCAATTCGGGTTACCTGTAGAAACAACAAAACGGGTATTATTTCACGAGGTAACGAAGGATGCGATACAATCATGTGTAAAAACCCCAATATTAATCAACATGAATGTGGTTCATGCCCAACATGCACGTCAGGTTCTTGATATATTGGTGGGTTACAAGATCTCACCGTATTTATGGAAGTATTTGTATAACAATAACACAAATTCATTGTCTGCAGGGCGTTGTCAAAGTCCAGCATTGCGGTTGGTGTATGAGAACAATAAGGAAAAAACAGATACAATGGATGAAAAATACAAAATAAGTGCCTCATTTCTACCAAAAAAGTTAAATTTCCAATTAAATATAGACATGTTCTCCAAAAGTGATATTTTAGAGTTCTTAGAAATATCAAAAACACATAAGCACATGTTATCTGTCGGTGGATACAAGAAGTCAACGAGAGAGTCTCCAAAGCCGTTTAATACATCAAGATTATTGCAGGTTGCCGGTAATGTTCTCCATACATCACCAAAAGATACTATGTCAATTTGTCAAAAATTATACCAAGGTGGTTTTATAACGTATATGCGTACAGAGAGTATGAAATATTCCAAAGCGTATTTGGAAAAGGCAAGTAGTTACATAAAATCCCAATATAATGAAAAATATATAGGAAATTTGGATAAATTAGAGAACACAGATACAAATAATCCGCACGAGGCGATTCGTGTAACACAAATAGACGTCAATGTTATAGGAACATGTGAGGATGCACGAATGAATACGATGTATAAATTAATCTGGAGGAATTCAGTAGAAAGCTGCATGTCAGCAGCAGTATATAATGTATCTCAAATAAAAATAACAGCACCACGAGATAGTCATTATACATATACAATAGAGATTCCATCTTTTCTTGGATGGAAGAAAATCGGTGAAAAGGGAGAACCTACCGACACAGAAAATAATTTGACAGCATTACGTATGTATTTGCAGAACATAGAAACAAAAAAAGAGCCAGTAGATTATAACACAATAATGAGTGAATTACATGTAACAAATAAGCACCGTCATTATACAGAAGCGAGTTTGATAAACAAATTGGAGGAATTAGGAATAGGAAGACCTTCCACATTTGCAACAATTGTAGATACAATCCAAGAAAGAGGGTATGTAAAGAGAACCGACATAGAAGGAATAACAAAGATGTGTGAAGAATACCAATTAATAGGTGAAACGATAACAACAACGAATACCGAAAAAGTATTTGGTGCAGAGAAACAGAAATTAGTCATCCAGTCAGTAGGAATCTTAACGATAGAATTTTTATTGGAGTATTATCAAGAGATGTTCTCGTATGAGTATACAAAAAACATGGAATATGAGTTAGATAAAGTGTGCAGTGGTGAAATAACAGATTGGGCAGAGATATGTCGCCAATGTGTAGCGGAAATAAAGAGTCATTCAAAGCCACTCCGCCAGGTGACGAAACAAACATATCCAATAGAGGATGGTTACGAGTATATATTTGAAAAGTATGGTCCAGCGATAAAACATACATTAGAAGATGGAACTGTAGAATATATTCAAGCAAGAGAGGATGTAGATTTAGAAAAGATAAAGGCTGGTGAATATACATTAACAGAATTAATAGAAATAACAGAGCGTAAAATTGGTGAGATGGAGAACCTGGACGTATTTATAAAGAAGGGTAGATATGGGTTGTATATAGAGTATGGAGAGAATAAGATAAGTGTAAAAAATGCGGATGCAAGATTAGAAACATTTACAATGGAAAATATGAAGGAATGTATAGAACCGGCAAAAGAAAAATCAGTATTACGAGAACTGAATGAACATATGGATATACGAAGGGGTCAATATGGTGCATATGTGTATTATAAGACCCCCGAAATGAAAAAGCCGAAGTTTTTGAACATCAAGAAGTGTCCCCATGGTTTTTTAAACTGTACTGTAGAAACATTGGTAGACTGGTTATGTACAACGTATAATTTGCCGACCCCGCCATAATATATCAATAGATAGTATAATAAGTAATGGAATCATCAAATACCAATATAACAAAAATGCTTGATATAATAAAACCGGTAATAAATAAAATCGGCGATAAATTTACTGCACTGTCGTTAACCGTAGGTGAATATTTCAACAAATACATATTAGCAACAATGATGTTATTATATTCATATGTTCTGGACCCATCTGGTAAACAAGATATTGATAAGACAATAAAATATGTATTATATTTGTGTTGTTTTTTGGTATTAATATCAATAATTACAATTAGTATACCATATTACATATACAAGATGGAAACATCGGGAAAAGATGTGAGTTTAACTGGAAAATATAAAGACTATTTGGATGCATATATAACAACATTAGTATGGGTAGGAGTATTATTGTTAATACTGGTATTGTCATACTTTATTCATGTAATGGGATATGTCTCGGGTGAAAGTATAATAAGATTAATAGGTATTTCTGGGTTGGGTCTAACGGGTGCATCAATCGTATCAATATTTCAAGCACTTCCATTTATAAACATAAAACGAAGTATGATAATATAAGAATAATGCGTATAAAAGCATAAGAATATATATTCATAATATTAAATGAAATATTATGAAACAAGTTTTATAGAATATGTTCAGGCGGTAGAAAGGTATAATATTCATCCAGAACTATGTGCAACATTTTCAAAATTTCCAAAAGATATATATAAACTGGAGAATTTGATATTGTATGGACCATCCGGTGTTGGTAAATATTCACAGTTATTGCGACAATTAAAGAATTATAGTCCAAGTGGGTTGAAATACGACAAACGTATTATGGTAACAACCGATAAACAAGAGTATATATATCGCATAAGTGATATACATTATGAAATAGATATGGCATTATTGGGTTGTAATTCAAAGACGTTATGGCACGAGGTATTTTTCCAAATAGTAGACATAGTATCGGTGAAACACGAAAAGATAGGTATAATAGTTTGTAAAAACTTCCACCAAATCCATACAGAATTATTGGATATATTTTACAGTTACATGCAACAGTATAATCATTCTCATACAAGTATTTTTATAAAATTCATTCTAATAACCGAACAAGCGAGTTTTTTACCGATAGCCATACAAAATAATTGTCATTTGTTGCACATTGGTCATCCAACAAAAGATGCATATAAACAAATAACTCATTTAACTCATTTAACTCATTTAACTCCCGTATCTGGTACTGTAAATACGTTTATACAGCGTATATCAAAAAATACGATAACTCCAGAATCAAACCAGTTGATAACAAATCAATTAAATGCCATAAATACTGAGAACATTTTAAACATGAAAGAGATAAACCAATTTGATTTATTTACGAAATATGAAAAAAACGAGCCGATTCCCGAAGATATATTTGACATTGTATGTAATCAAATAATCAATGAAATTTCAACGATTAATCAAAATAAATTTATTGAATTGCGCGAGGCACTATATAATATATTAACTTATAATTTGGATGTGCCAGAATGTATTTGGTATATAATAACTCATTTTATAAATACGGGAGAATTAACTGATACTGCAATATCGGCTATATTGGAACGTATGTATATCTTTTTGAAATATTATAATAATAATTATCGTCCAATATACCACTTAGAGAGTATTACGTTTTATATAATAACTAAAATTTATAAGTTAGATGAATAAAAAACAAGCATATAAATGTTTAGATTTAGATATAAACAATCAAAATATAACAATTGATGATATAAAGCGTCAATATAGGTTAAAGGCATTAACATATCATCCGGATAAGAACTCCAGTCCAGATGCAACAACCCGGTTTCAAGAAATACGTGAAGCGTATGAATATGTATTAAAACGTGAAGGGCATGTAGATTATACAGATGATGACAACATCAATAATAATTTATACAGTTCAAGAGATGGTTCTTATAGAAGTATATTTATGTTATTTATGAAGAAAATATTAGAGAACGATTCCAATCAAACAGCATTTTTTAGTATAATAAATCGTATAACTAATTTATGTGAGGATAAAGCCATAGAAATGTTGAAACAATTAGATAAAACAGTATTAATAAAAACGCATATATTATTAGAAAAATATAAGACAGCATTTCACATTACAGAAACGTTAATAGATAAAATCGCGATGCTAATACAAAATAAAAATGAGAATGACGAATGTATTTTATTGAATCCAACTCTTGGTGATTTATATGAGAACAATTTGTATAAATTAAACGTAAATAGTGAAACCTATATAATACCACTATGGCACCATGAGTTGGTATATGAGTGTGGAGAAAATGATTTGTATGTAAATTGTATACCAGATTTACCGAATAATATAGATATAGATGAAAACAATAACATCCATATATATGTTGATTATAACATCCATGATATATGGAATCGGTCGTTAGTCCATGTAAATTGTCATACGGAGTGTTTTCCAGTCCAAGTAAGTGCATTAAAAATGATAGAAAACCAAACGATACTATTTGCAAACAAGGGAATAACAAAAATAAATACGAAAGATATATATGATATAACAAGTAATGGGGATGCATATATCCATATCAAGTTATCATTACGGTAGGTCTCGTGGAATAATTTTATCAGCATAATAATGTCGTAAAACCTCAACATTATTAGTATCCATTACAGGTGCATATACAGGGTTATTTTCGTTCAGTTCTTGTAGTAACATTTTATTAGCATTAGCATTAGCATTAGCATTATCCTCATTATCATCTTGTTGATAGAAGAGAAATAGATTTCTACAAAATAGGTGAAATTCCTTAATTACGACTTCATTTGGCGTGTTGTACATGTTAATTAATGCTTTTTGAATAATAGGGTTACGTGGAGTGCAGCCAATAAATCCTTGAAAAATGGTACCTACAAAATGGCTTGAATTAACTGAAAAAAAGGTATAATCTTTTACAATGGTGTCAATATTCACTAATAACATGGCATCGGTGTCCATATATACACCACCGTGAATGTATAAAAAATAGTATCTAAATAGATCTGCTCTGTGTTCGCCGTAATTAAATGAATAAAATTTTTCGGCAATATTCGGTAATTCACGTATTGGATTTTCCTTAAAAAACTGAATAATTTCAGCATCATTATAATGTAGATATTTCCATTCGGGTATTTTGGTTTGTATCATATCAACAACATATTGTTCTGGTTTAGCTCTTGATGTTTGAACAAATATTTTTGGAATTTGCATTATTATAATTATATCTATTATAATTATAATAAATGAACGTCTAATGGTCATAAATTAAAAAGTTGGAATATTCCAGGTCGGCGATTTTTAATTTCTATTGGTTTATTGCCATTTATAAGTTCTCTGTTATCATAATCAGAATTATCATTACTTTCTATAATATATGTTTTTCTGGGTAATTGTAACCATTGACAAAATGATTTTTTTTTAAATTTCCCTCTAAAAATAGGTTTTTCCTTTATCATATCAACCATATCAACCATATCAACCATATTATAGTTATCTATATTATATTTGATTATTAATACTTAATTCATCAACAGTGTATATTTAATATCAGTATATTTAATATCAGTATTATTATATATCAGTATTATTATATATCAGTATTATTATATATCAGTATTATTATATATCAGTATTATTATATATCAGTATTATTATATATCTATGAATAATTGTAATAAAATTAATTTAGAATTATTCTCCCAATCGCATTATACATATATTAATCAAATATTTGGAGATAAAACAATTCGTGAAATCATTAAAGAAATGTATGCACCACGTGATTGGGATTTTGTAGTAGAAGATGCCACCGAACAGTTTGAGTATTCAAATCATCATACATTAGAAAAAAAAGGGAAAAATGGAGAAATTATAAAATGGTGTAGTGTAGACGAAGGATTACAAAATACGAATATCAACAAAAATGACTCATTGTGTCAAAGTTATACTCTATTAAAGTATTTGAATAAACCTATTGAAAAAAATATGAAAAACCGACAAATGGAAATGATAAATATGTATAAAAATATAATAAAACGAGATTATTTTAAAGACGAACTCCGCGGAATAGTAGAAATAATGAAACGAAAAATAAAAAATACAAAACGAAAGGATCATCCCGCGTTATGGAAAGATTATACATATGATAAGCCCGAACCATATTTGAACAAGGATTATAATGCAATATATGCTGAAATAGAGAGTGTGTTGGACAAGTGGGAAAAATATGGGTACAAGCATTTCATAAAAGATGGAATGTGTCCCGTGAAGAAATAATGGATGAAGTTACACCATTTGCATGACTTACAATATGATATTATTTTTGATATCATATTATTTACATATTCCAATAAAAAACATTGGAGTGTTTTATGCTTATGTGATTGAGTAATTAGTTTGCTTTTTCTATTTTCTGTTATTTCATTAAATTCTTTTTATTTGTGATTATATTTGTGCTTTTTCTATTTTCATTTTTCATTTTTGGTTGCTATTTTTATTATTATATATAAATTTTATGCGGCAACTGCCTTCTTCTTGACAACCTTCTTCTTGGGTGCTGCTACTGGTTCTGCCGGTGAAACTTCTTCAACAGGGGCTGCCTTCTTGACAACCTTCTTCTTAGGAGCGGGTGTAGGTTCAGGTTCAGGTGCAACTACCTCTTCTTCGGTTTCCTCCTCTTCATCACTGTCTTCAACGTTAGTATCAACAACTGCTGGAGTGCTTGCTGGCAGAGGTACACCCTCATCGTCATCATCATCATTAATTTGTGCTAATGATGTATCCATAGAACTAATCTCATCTGTAGATAGCTGAATGTGGCACTTACCATAAACACTGATGACTTCCTGTGGCTTGACAACACATTGGTTGACCTTCCATGTAACTCCCCATCCCTTGCCACCAAACCATAGTCCACCACACTGCAATACAGTTGCGACTTGGCTCTTCTTTGGTACAAAGTCCATAGGAGTCATATTCTCATTGTCACAAGGAAACAATAGATTAGATGAGGTATCATAAACTTCAACTCCCCACTTACTATTATAGTTGGGTACACGTGCACGAATAGAGGGTGACTTAGTAGGGTCAACCTTCTTAGTAAGCTTATCTTTAGCATACTTCAAGAAAGGAAAGAAATTATGCTTAACAACTTCTCTGGACAAATCCTCACCAAACCAAGCATCGCTGTACTTAACTGCATCATCAAGAATTTGATTCTCAAATGCCTTCAGCTTTTCCAAAAAGACAGAAGATGCGGGAGTTGCATAATCATCGTTGGGAAATACCAAAGACATACTAAACTTACCATCAGACTCTCCAGTCTTTTCATCAACAAAATCACTAATCCCCCATGTCATCATGAGAGGAGTAGAAATATGAAGTGAACGATTAGATTGTGTGCTAATAACATTAATTGACTTTCCACCACGGTCATTAATCTTAGGTTGCATATAGCGGATAGCAGAAGTATCCCAATCACTGTTGTTCAAAACGATAGGTGTAGAAGGCTTAGACATTGTAAATATAACGAAATGTATATAAGTATACAATATAGTAGACTATTGGCTTTAAATCAATTTTTTACATATTATAAGCATTAAGTATTTGAACAATGTATTTTAGCTGCAAATATGGTGTATTTTATATATAATATAAAAATATAAATATTGTAAAACAACAAATAAATAATGTATATAGATAGTATAAGACAAGAAATATATAAAATGTCAACAACCGACGCTGTAAATATAATAAATACAATTATATTAGAAGAAAATATAATAGAGGTTGTACCGAAAAAGCCGAAAACGAAAGAAAAACCCGCACGAAAGAAATTAGATGCGTTTACATACACAGATTATGTAAATACCAACATTATAATGAAATCCTATACAATACCTATTTTAAAGGAAGTATGTAAAGCCCAAAGATTGCATTATTCTGGTAAAAAGGGTGTATTAATAGAACGAATTACCACGTTTTTTGAACGGATAACAAATGCAATTATTGTACAGAAATATATTCGCAGACAATTTGTGAAAAAATTAACAAAATTAAATCGCGAATTTAATGAACAACGTAATGCATGTACAAATGCTACAGATTTTTCAACAATGGAACCATTAAATGAAATAAGTAACGAATATTTTTATTGTTATACTGACATAGACAAATTTGTATATGGATTTGACATAACATCATTAATAGCAATGTTACGTAAATCCCGAAAATTATTTAATCCATATACACGAACTCCTTTTACAAAAAGCCATAAAAATGAGATAATAAATGTGTATAATTTATCATTGTTAGTTTACCGCGAAATGCGAGAGACAAATGAACCATACATAATGAATATACAAAATAATAATAGACTGAACCAAAATCGTTATAGAAATTTAATACATAGAATATCAAGTCAACTTATTGATAATAATAATAGAGAGGTTAGTTCTTATTTGAATTATCGTCCACTTGAAAATATAGAAACAATTCCAAATACATACCACGACCAATATCAAGAATTGGTAAATATGCGTCAACGACCAATAGACGACCGTATTACCTCATTATTTATAGAAATAGACAATTTAGGTAACTATACTGACCAATCATGGTTTACTAATTTATCTCATATGCAATATGCCCAATTATATAGGTGTTTTTATGACATCTGGAATTTTCGCGGACAAATCTCATATGAAATGAAAAATGATATATGTCCAGTACATGGTCCATTTGATGGTATATTTCCAAATTCGGTAAGACATATGGATTTATCCACATCCGCATTAAAAACCGCATGTTTGATTGTGTTTGAAAATTTAGTATATAGTGGAATAAATGTTGAAATTCGTAAAATAGGTACATTATTGGCATTGACATCATTAACTGTTATTTCCCCACATGCACGCACTGCATTACCATGGTTATATGAATCAATGATTTATTAAATGATATATATATATATTAAGGTTCTAAATTTTATACTAAATAAATATAAAATTTATATTGTACGCATTTTATGAACTGTGTTCAGTCTGTAATATATTTAGAATAATACAATTTATATATATTCATGTAAACATACTTAAACCCATCGTTTGTATGTAGTATATAAACCCAGAATGGTTAGAGCATCTAAGACAACTACTGATTCCATCGCCCCTGCCCCTGCCACTAAGGCAAAAACCACTAAGAAGGCCGCCGCTGCTGCCCCACCTGCTGCCCCAGTTAATGAGGTCAGTCTAACCCCCGCCGTAGAGGCAGCCGCCCCTACCCCTGCTGCTGTAGAGACTCCCCCCATCATGGTAAAGATGGCTGAGTTCAGTTCTAAGTTGCAACAACTTGCTGGTCTATTTGTCACAGTTAAGAGTGATTACAAGACTCTTGAGAAGGCAATGGCTCGTGAGATGAAGATTGCTGCCAAGGCTTCCAGTAAGAAGCGTCGTAACACAGGTGACAGAAAGCCATCTGGTTTTGTCAAGCCCACTGCTATCAGTACCGAGTTGGCTAATTTCCTCGGTAAATCCGTTGGAACTGAGATGGCTCGTACTGAGGTAAGTAAGGAGATTAATACCTATATTCGTTCCCATAATCTTCAGGATAAGGACAATGGCCGTATTATCCACCCCGATGCTAAGCTAACCAAGTTGCTTAACGTTGCCAAGGGCGATGAGCTCACTTACTTTAACCTCCAACGTTACATGAAGCATCACTTCCAAAAGGCTACACCTGCTGTAGCTGCATAAATAAAACATAGAACTCCCCATAAAAATAATAAAACATAGAACTCCCCATAAAAATAATAAAACATAGAAATCCCCATAAAAATAATAAAACATAGAAATCCCCATAAAAATAATAAAACATAGAAATCCCCATAAAAATAATAAAACATAGAAATCCCCATAAAAAGTTCAATTGAACTAAGTATTACTCAATGCAAAATAAATATTACTTTCAATAATATTTATTTCAACTCAATATGCAGATATTTTTAAATCTTCATCAGTGTAAAGTTCTATATTCAAATACTTATATAATGAATCGCAATATAGAAAACATAAATATATTTGATGAATTCGGTAAATATACTAATAAAACAAGTCCAGTTGTTTCCATTTTAACACATTGTTTTGGTAGTGTATGTTTTGTGAATTATATTTCAAAAGAAGTCAAAATAAAAAATAATTTAACTCGGGTAAAACATGTTGCTACCGGATTTATGATGATACATCGAGATGTAATAGAAAAAATGACAAAATCATATTCTGCAACCAAGTATACAGATGATGTTAATTTTCTAACAGCTGATGAAAATAAATATGCATATGCATTATTTGACTGTGGTGTTGTGGATGACCATTATCTATCAGAAGATTGGATGTTTTGTAATCGTTAGACATTAATTAATGGTGAAATATGGGTAGATGTAAGTATAAATTTAACACATACAGGCATTCATTACTTCAAATGTTGTTATATGTCATCACTTCTTAGGTAAATACAAATCCTTCTTTTTCCATAATATCATGTATTCGGGTATCGTTACGAGTGTTCAATATAATGTTAAGATTTTCTAATGACAGGTCTTGGTTCGTTTGATATATGGTAAACAGTTGACATATACTACGTAAGTTATCTATATCAGTTATATAGTCGCTGTTATCCAATAACCATTCATAAAATTGTGGTGGTTCCGTTATCGTAGTATCTGTTAAAGCCAACTTGTATTTACTATACCACGAAATAGTATCATCCAATGATGTCAGTGTATTCGTATTATAATCAGTTCCAGATAATACCATAATCTGTTTAAAATGTTGCTCGGTCATACATAATTCTTTCAAAATAATTGGCGTTTCATACAAAATAACCGTTTTGTGTATTAAACTAATATTTCGCAAAACTCGTGTACACCCATATACAAACATATCCATATCATCGCTTAAACATGCCCATGCTTTCCCCGACTTTACCATATATGCACAAATTTCGTCTGCCTCATTAATTGAATCATAATACATAATACCAAATGCTGTTAATAATTCTTTTACACGTACCTTGTCTGTATTCCTTACACGAACAAATTTATGTTTTAATTCAACCAATACTTGCATCATATGTTTTTTCTCATTTTTATCATGTGTATTTTCATATTTAAGCAATAATTCGCTATATTGATGTTCCGCATCTTGTTTTACCTCATTACGTTGTGTAATTAAGTCATATTTTTCAGGCGGAGGTTTGCCATCAAATACAAAGAATGGTATAATATTATTCAATAATAGAATTGTTATTAATTGATACATATTTTCAATTAATGCATCATCGGCCATATATTTATACATGTAAATGCTTGCATCTATAACAACTCGTTTTCCATGAATTTGATGTACTTCTATTTTACGTATGGCATTTTTACTACAATTTTCTTTTAAAAACCGGTTTAAATGTTTAATTCCCATTTTTGGTTGTATTTGACTATTTATGATTACCAATATAACATTTAGTACGAATCAATTTTATATAAATAATTTCTAAACATAATTTAATTATGCTAACTGATACATCTGCCAAACTTTTACCATATATAAAAAATAGCTTAGAACCCATATATGAAGTAAAACCTACAGTGTTTTCACCGAGTTCAACCAAAATGTTATCATTAATATTTAATCGGATTGCCTATGCATATGAAAAATGGAAGCAGGTGTGTAATACTATTACAATTACTAATATAAGTAATATTGATTTTGATACCTCCGGATATCCAGATGAAATACAAAAATCGTTGCAAGATACTATTCATCATTATTACAATTGTCTTTTTACAATTAATGACCGTAATATTGTTGTACACATAGGAACTCCTCTTTGTTATAATAAACAAAAACTAAAGAGTATAGTTCGTCGTATATATATGTGGTTAATTATTGCAAGTTTTTTTGCAGACGATAATTGTTCTCAATCACTTAATATATTTTTGTCATTAACACCCGATAAAAAACAATTGCCAGAAATAGATAGTGATGATTTGGACCGTGTACATGTTAATACTGCATATACATTTGCATGTAAACAAAACAATGTAATTCATATATTTCGTGAGGAAGAATGGTTTAAGGTATTTATCCATGAAACATTCCATAGTTTTGGACTTGATTTTGCTGAGTTCAATCACAATAATACAAATAAACAAATATTATCCATATTTAATGTACTCGCGGATGTGCGTATATTTGAAACATATTGTGAAATGTGGGCTGAAATTTGTAATGATATGTTTATTATATTTTTTTCCACCAAATGGAATGACACCCAACAAAAATGGCTTGACCAATGTATAAAAAAACTATCAAACATGATACATAATGAACAATTATTTTCTATGTTTCAAAGTTCAAAAATTCTTTCTCACTTCAATATGAAATATACTGATTTGTTCAGTAATACACATGACAACTCACCAAATCCAAACTATAAAGATAAAACTCATGTATTGTCATATTATATTATTAAAAGTATTTTTATGTATAATATAGACTATTATATAAGAGAATGTATCAATATTAATGGGTTTACTATTAATTTTAACAAGGAACCATCAAAGTTAAAAGGCAATATGCAAAAATATTGCAATATTGTAAAAAAATTACATAATGATTCTACATTTATAGAAAATATGAATCGTACAATAGATAATGTACCAGACTCTATACAAACCTCTCTTAGAATGTCTGTATACGAGATGAAATAAAAAAAGACTCCCCATAGTCTCTTTTTATTTTGTCTGTTAGTTTTTTGTCTGTTAGTTTTTTGTCTGTTAGTTTTTTATTTGTATCATGTTATGGTTTCTTATGCATAATGGCGGGACGAGTCTGTTCTTCTCAACATAGGTCGTGAAAATTGAGATATATCTGCTGGTGCTGGTGTTGGTGGTGGGTGAGTCTCAAATGTAACAGTATGGGCTTGATGATTACCTGATGGTTCAGTTGGGGGTGAATACATAGAGCGATAATAATCTAACTCTGTTTGCATATTAGAAATCATATGATGCTGGCATTCAAGATGAGATTGCATTTGTTGGTTTGCATCTTGAACGGTAGACATCTCTTGCTCCAGACGCTGGTTTTCAGCATACAACTGATGAATATTCCAATCACACTCAGTCTCCTCAATTGGCTTATGGTTGATACGAATATCAAAATAGCCAGGTCGGGCTGGGTCAGTAATATCCCCGCTATGTTGAAAGAAATTACACCTCTTGCCCTTATACATATAACCCTTCTGTCTAAACTGTCCATATGTATTCAGCTTTTGACGTAAGTTATGAGCAGTCTGGGTGTCATACCAATACTCAAAATGTACAAACGCGCCCTTGACTGGTGTAGAAGAGTTTGGAATATCTCGGTCAACGTAATCAATTCTACGAACCTTTCCAATGCGAAGAAGCTTTTCAAGAAAATCTCTCAAGAACTTCGGTTGAAACTTATGAATCATATCATTATGATTCTGGAGTACCAGTTTATCCGATAATACAGGGATGTAAATACTGGTCCAGTCTCCCTCCTCCAACGCCATACGAGCAAATTCGCTTGGGCGGTCATACAGCAATTCATCACCAGTGACATGAGATGGTGCACGCGGTTGTTGCTCTGGTTGTTGCTCTACCTGAGCATCCTCATTTGTTCCAACACTCATCGCGCAGTCACAATCATTTCCAGAAAGTTCCTCAATGGTCATTGGGTCAGTAGCAGTGTTAATCATTATTCTTATAAGAACTGTGTTAAAATATACAACCAACTACTATGTGATATATAAATCAATTTTTTACAAAATACCTAATTATTTTGTAAAATGAGAACATAATTTCAATTATAGTGCTATTTTTTTCCGCAATTGCATCAATAATGTGTCTGGTTCTGGGTCATTTCTTCTAATAAATTTTACTAATTTTGCCCGTTTCGTTTCCATTAACACACGTTGTAAGTCAAGATTTTGCGTAAACTTCGCCTCTAATGCAATATATCGCTCTTGGTCTTTTCGTGGTTCTGTACCAATTGTAAAATAATCAGCATCAACGGTTACATTTTCAGGCCGTATTTGTTTATTTTCCAACTGTCCACTTTTACTTGTAGCCGCCTTTGCTAATTCCAAACTTGTAGATAAATCACTTTCACTATCTAATGAAAATTCCTTATAAAAGTCAGGAAAGCCTTTTTTATATTGACTTGCCAAAACATAATGAGTAATAGTATTCCAACGTAATCCATCAACTGTAAATGGTGACCCCCACGTGTCATCCAATTTCTTTCGCCAATCATATATAACAGATGTTTTTGTATTTTCATTTAAACTACTATATTCAATAATATTATCCGGCGGGATTACTTCTCCCGTACCAAACCCAGCTTTTGGTGCACTATTAGAGTGAGAATGAAACATAAATACAATATTACTGTCATATATATCTTTATCTATAATATCATGGTCGTCTGTCGTTTTTACACCTTGTTCAGGTGACAACCCTAATTTGGTTTTATAATTACGAAAGTCGTCAATTAAATAATATAAACCAGAATTACATTCTAAGCATTTGTTTATTACCATTGTTTTTATATTAAATGGTATTTCACGAAACTTCAATATATTTTTATTCTTGTAAGAAATTAATTCATAGTGACTACCGTTATAACTGGTCATAATATAATAATCGGGTGAAAACACCTTTTCATCAACATTATTATGAATAGGTCCACAGTTCATAATTGCATCAACATCTCCATTCGTATATGCACCCTCATCCAAAATAATTAATTTCATATTTAATACTCTTTCTAATTTTGATATTGCCCAATTATCTGCCCAATACTTAGATGTCATTATAAAATCACCAAGTTCTTCTACAGAATTTATATCTTGCATATACAAAAATTCTTGTAATAATTCTTTCGTAATAACACGGTCAACTTTTAATTTATTATATCGTGTAGTTAATTCGGTTGCTTCTTTTAATATAACATCTCTTTCTGGTTTGTCAGTTACATTTTTTATTCGGCGTTTCAACTCATTATTCATTTTACGCAATGTAATCATTTCTGCATTTACAGATTGATATTCTGTAAAAAATCCCGTATATAACTCTTTATATTCAATGTACATGTCTTGTGTTAATTCTTTTGCCACTAACCCCCGTAATTTTTTTACAGTTGTTTGTTTACCGATTTGTCTATAAGCATCTCGTATTACTGCAAACAAACAATCCCCTGAACCCTCATTATCATGAATGGTATAATGATTATTACGAGTAAATGATTCTATCCAGCCATTTTTTGATGATTCTTTATACTCCGCTGTTATTTCATCCATATCTAAATCATTTTCATCAGGTAACATGGCCGGTGCATCGTGTTTATCAATATCTGTAAATATATTGTCCATACCTTCATCTTTTATCTTTGATGCAACTGTTGAAAGTTGGTCAACACCAATTACTAAATTCATTACGTCAGACGTTTCTACTTCGGGTTGTATTGCTTTTTCAACTTGTGTATCTTGGATTGGTTTTTCATCGGGTATTTGTTTCTCTAACATACGATTAATATAACGACTCGATGCAAACATTATAATGTTACCTTTTTCTAATTCTAAATCATCATCCACAATACTATTAAGTATTTCACTTTCGCGTATTTCAAAGACACCAATCCGTGAATTAGGTGTATCATTTATAACCAAATAAATAGAACAAAATAATACACCTTTACTGGAAAATGTATATTTTATTTTACCTAATGCAATTTCTATCATAATACCATTCATATCATAATCATATACACTTGTATCATAATCAATATCATCATTATCAATTCCATAATGTGTTTTATACTCAACCAATTCGGGTTCAAACTTAGATTTCAACATATTGTATACATAATAGTATTATTTTTATCTCTGTTACAATAAAAATAATAATATCATGGTCTAAATTACTTACTTGAATAAATCCAACATATCCATGTATTTAAACTTTACACGACTTGATACACCAGGATATTCCGTTGTATTACATATTGTATATGTTCGAACATTGTCTAATATAAATGTAAAATCAGTATTACTTTTGATTGGATCAACCATATTTGTAACAAATACATTAATATCTTCTGATAACTCATTTATTAGTTCAGTATTCATCTTATCCGTTTTTTTATCATTCATCATTTGGTCTATCTCATTTATAATTCTTAATAAATCATTATTATCATACCCACCTTCTTTATATAAATGAGTAATAAATAATAATCGTGCTCTACGCTTTTCATTTATCTTATTTGATTCACAGAATTTATCATAATCTACAGTGGAGTCTACTGTATATATATTAGTTAATTCCTGTAAATAATCATTTATAATATTTGTTTTTCCTACAGTAAAAAATTCATGCTTATCAATCATAGTCATATATATTTTTGCATACAAATTTGAATAATATTTATTATTGCATGATACCGACACTAATATATCTATGATTTGGTGTATACACTCGCTATCAGTTTCAAGTAATGTATCAGTTAATTCTATTATTTCATTTGAATTATCATCGTAATTTTTTAATGTTAATTTATTCATATGTTTTTTTATATCACCAATAATTTGGGCAATGCCCTCTAATTTTGAGACCACAGTCGCTTTAAACACCTCCCGTTTTTTCCAATTATCTGCATTATCCCGATTGTGTTTACGGGGTGCATTATCTATTAGGTTATTCACACCGAGTAGCTTATGTAATAAATCAATATTTGATATAATATTTTCAGGTAATTTATAAGACGAGTCTACAGGATTCACTGTTTTAAATACACCAATATCATACATCATGCTATTATCTACTATAATAGAATAGTTATGTCTATATGACTTGATATATAATATATAATATATAATATATTTTGTTATCAATAGTAACTTTATTATTATATTATAAATAATAAAGGCTTAAACATTTGTACCCAATACATAGTAGCAAATATGAGTGAAATCATTGATGAAACTGGTAATAAACCAGAAATACAAAATTGGGATGACTTAAATTTAAAAATGGAATTACTTAGAGGCATTTATGCTTGTGGATTTGAGAATCCGAGTGAAATACAAAAGTTGGCTATAAAGCCAATTATCTCCGGTAACGATACGATTGCACAGGCACAATCCGGTACTGGTAAAACTGGTGCTTTTACTATAAGCACCCTACAAATGATTGATACATCAATTGACTCGTTACAGGCGGTTATTATTGCACCTACACAAGAATTATCTAAACAAATATATGGTGTTATCAACCAATTTGGTGAATTTATGGATAACTTAAGAACACAACTACTCATTGGTGGTACATCAGTGCAGGGCGACATTGATCGTATTAACAAAGCACCCCCACATGTGGTTGTTGGTTGTTCTGGTCGTATTTTTGATATGATAAAACGACGTCATTTACAGATGCATACTGTTAAATTATTTGTATTAGATGAAGCAGATGAAATGTTATCACAAGGATTTAAAGAACAAATACATACTATTTTTAATTATTTTAATGAAAATGTTCAAGTTGCCATTTTTAGTGCTACGTTACCACGAGACGTGTTGCAACTTACCGATAAATTTATGAAAGAACCCGTAAATATTACTATGAAACGCGAAGACCTTACTCTTGAGGGCATTGAACAATACTATGTCGCGATGTATAGTGATAATGATAAATTTTCTATGTTAAAAGATATTTTTGAGAAGCTCACTGTGTCACAGTCTATTATTTACACGAATAATGTAAAACGAGTAAGTGATTTATATGATGCTATGATTCGTGAAGGATTTCCGGTTTGCTGTATTCATAGTTCTATGGAAAAAGGAGAGCGAATTAAGGCACTTGATGAGTTCCGTGCTGGTAAGTTTCGTGTATTAATCTCATCTAATATTACAGCAAGAGGCATTGATATACAACAAGTCGGTACCGTTATTAATTTTGACATACCAAAATGTGTTCATACTTATTTACATCGTATTGGTCGCGGTGGACGTTGGGGAAGAAAGGGATTAGCTATTAATTTTATAACGGAAGATGATATGCATATTATGAAACGTATTGAGTCCCATTACAATATTAGAATAAATGAGTTTTCTACAAATACATCTTCTGCATAATATAACTGCCTGCGTTAAACGGATTTACTTTTTATTAGTATACATACTATAGTAATAAAAATGTTTTCATTTATACCGAATTTTATCAATACTACCGGTTCAAATGACACACCCATACCTGAACCCGAGGTTTTATTATTTGATATTGATACAACCTTTAAATTGCCGATTCAATATTTAGACAAAGATAACTTATTCTCATTAAGTGATACAATATCTTACGATTTGGAATTAAAAATACCGTCTAACTACGAATCTACCCAGACAATGTATGATTATTTATTCAATCCAAGTCATACATTCGCGAAAAATATGATACCGTTATGGCAACAATATATTACCAATGATGTCCTCTACTTAAATGATACAAAACACATTTTAACGAATATACAAGAATATCAAGATAATGTTGGTCAATACAAATATGACTTTGATTGTGATACAGTTAAAAATATTTGGAAGTCTATCAAGATGGACGAATACTTTTTGGAAAAATACAATTTCATAGAATGGGATATGTTAAAACATTTAAATGATTCTCCCACATTCTTACAAGCTCTATCTGTTGCACATGTATTATCACCGATTGTTAGTTTCGCTCTACCTATTTTATTCCTTATATTTCCATTTATTCTGTTAAAAATCCAAGGAGTGCCTGTCACCATTGACGTTTATGTTAAAACCTTACAAAATATTGCCAAAAACCATTTCATTGGAAAAGCTATTAGCAGCTTTCAATCACTCAGTTGGGATAAAATAGTATATGTCATGTTTATGTTTGGTATGTATGTCTTTCAAATATATCAAAACGTGTTATTATGTAAACGTTTCTATACTAATGTTATCAATATAAACAAAGAGTTACTGGAATTGCGAGATTATATTGATTACACTATTTTTTCTATGGAATCGTTTTCTACTATTTCCAACAATTGCAAATCTTACAAGGACTTCAACCGAGTCAATGGAGAAAACATATCTGTACTATATGATATGCAACGAGAGCTTAGTGATATCTATATTTTTGAAAAAAACCTGAAAAAATTCAATACATCTGGATATATGCTGCAATGTTATTATAAATTATATTCTAATCCTGCTTATGAAAATTGTATTCGTTATTCAGTTGGATTTCATGGTTATATAGACAATTTGATTGGTATTCATAAAAATATACAATCTAATGTTGTTTCCTATGCGACGTTTGACGATAAACAAAGTTGTTCTTTTAAAAACCAATATTATCCTGGGTTAACCAACGAGAACCCTATTAAGAATGATTGTAATTTTGATAAAAACATGATTATATCATCCCCTAATAAATCCGGGAAAACCACGATACTAAAATCTACTGCATTAAATATTATTTTTTCTCAACAAATCGGTTGTGGATTCTATAAATCAGCAACACTCACTCCATTTACTCATATACATTCCTATTTGAATATTCCTGACACATCTGGTCGTGATAGTCTGTTTCAAGCTGAATCCAGACGATGCAAAGAAATTATTGATACTATCGTTCAATATAGTGACTCCAATTATCGTCATTTCTGTTTGTTTGACGAGCTATACTCGGGTACCAATCCTACCGAAGCGTCCAAGGCGGGTTATGCATTTTTGGAATATTTACATCAACATCCCAATGTTAGGTTTATATTGACTACCCATTATTTATCTATCTGCAAAAAATTCAAACAATCAAATAGTGTACAAAATTACAAAATGGTTGTTCATGTCAATCCCGATGGTTCATTTGACTATACATATAAACTCAAAAAAGGAATATCTAAAATAAAAGGAGGTGTTCGTGTTTTAAAAGATATGAATTACCCTCAACACATTATTAATACTATTGAAAATAATAACTAATAAAAAATTGATGTTGCCGACCTACTTATAAAACGCACATACATAGACAAATACAATGGTTTTTAAAGCAGGATACCGCCGATTACCCAAAGAGCTACTTGATATTATATGGAGTTATGATAACCGGAATAAATTATTATTCAATAGATGCCTTACCCAATTATTACAGACAAGTAATAAAATGCGTTGTATGGATATGATTAGACATGATAAATACCTACATAATATTTATGTTACTCTTATACGCCCAGGAATGATATATAATCCACATCGCAAATTACCAAAATACGGAACAACCTATCAAATATATGAATACATATTGCATCGTAGACACCTATACAATATTGTGGATTTAAATACAGATAATATGAAATGTTATAATCTTAAACCTATCAACCAAATAAATATACGAACATTCATTCAAAGTAGTTAAACGTAATTTATTTTATATATTATTATGAATATAATACAAACTTGGAAAACACATGATGTACCGCCTCTATATGCACCATTAGTTAAAAAGGTTCGTGATTTAAATCCCGACTGGAACTATATGTTTTTTGATGACAATGAAATTGTTACCTTTATCAAAACGAAAATGCCCGAATACTACAATACCTTTCTTCATTTAAAATATAAAATTCAACAATTGGACTTTTTTCGTTATTTGGTTATCTATTATTATGGAGGTGTTTACCTGGATTTAGATATTGAACTCTTACTTCCTCTTGATAAATTATATTATGACTGCGATAATGATTGCGTTTTTCCCATTGAATTATATAATATAACTGATTCTATTATTACTTGTCAAGATTACACTAACCTCATTGGCAATTATGCGTTTTATTCACCACCCAAACACCCTTTTATACGTCAAATTATTGACAATATTGTATGTCAACGAATATCACCTGAAAATATTAAAATTGCACAAGAACAAAATGGCGACCCACCATCTCAAGTTTATGTTTATTGCACTACTGGGCCATTATTAGTTACACAAACAATGATTGATTATGGTGCCAATTCTGTTTTATTATTAGCAACTGACGATTGTCAACCTAACCGATTTGGTCATATTGGTATTCATCATTGTTTAGGTTCTTGGAAAGTGAATAATTATCCAGAAACATTAGTATAATTTTCTCTTTATACTTTATTACTATGGCCTCTTTTGATACTACACATAACGATGATGATAATGAGATAAGTGAGATAACCAACAAAATGCACACTACACAAATATCGCCAAGACCACCATCAAGACCACCATTAAGACCACCATCAAGATTAACAATAGAAACACCCACAGAACCTAACAATCCGGTAGAAGATGATTTTATAGACGAATATTTTAAAGATAGAACCGGAAATCAAAAAATCCAAAGAATATATGAAAAATATTTGGAGGTTAAAAACTCATTTGAAGATAATTTACCTGAAACATATAATAATCTAAATGAAGAAGACAAAGGAACTATAAAAAAAGATAAGTCACTCGGTTGGGAAATTATTTTAAATGATAAACAATTTGATAGAAAATCATTTTTATATACTATTGACAAACAGTTTGTAACTAAAACTGATGATGATAAGACAATATTTAAAGAAATTCAATTTAATAAATTTGTAAGTCCACAAACATTATTTATGGTAACATTAGAAATAACTATGCAAAAAATGGCATATGATATAGTAAATTCCGAGGACAATGTAAAAATACCAAAGATAAATCAACATTATCTTGTCGGATTGGACAATTACGGAAGTTGCAAAATAATCATAGAAATGGAATTTATTGAGCATACACAATTAAACAAAAACAATGTTGATAAAGCAATGAACGCCTTAGACAAATTACGCTTCAATAATATTTTTCATTTCGATACACACCACGATAATATTGTTCAATCGATAGATGATAATAAAGTGGTAATATTAGATTTTGGAAAAGCACAAATTAATAAGAATCCCGATATTAGTTCGAGTTCTGGATTATTCAAACCCAAACCCGAGTTTAGTAAAACTGTTGATTTTAATTATGATAACTGGATAACCCGAAAAATACTTGAACCGACCATGAGAACTAATGTAGATTTCTATGGTGGTATAAAAAAAAAGTACAAACACCGAAAATACACACGTAAAATCGGCAAGAAAAGAAAATCTAAAAAAACAAAATCTAAAAAAACAAAAAGAAAATCTAAAAAAATACAATCAAAGAATAAGTAAATAATTAGATAATCAATCATATAAATAATTAGATAATCAATCATATAAATAATTAGATAATGAATCATATAAATGATTGATTATCAACGTTTTGTAAAAATCATGATTTGTTCTCCAGTTTCACGATGAGATGTTACGTGGACATTCTTATTATACATGGGTTGTGTAGTAGGAATACCAAAGTATTTCTTGGTAATAGAGTTCATATCTTTTAATAAATCAAAGTGTTTCTTTGTTGCACTTGAGCCGTAACCTGACAATATATAACATAATTTCCCCGATTTTTCCAACACGTGATGACACAACTTAATGGTTTCTTCCCAATATTGTATTAACCATTCCTCATATGTTTTATATCTATCTGTGCTTTGGTCTTTACTATTATACAACTCCAGCTCATAATATGGTGGACTAAAAAATACCAAATCAAAATGTTCTCGGTACTTGGACATAAATCGTTTATCTTTATGTAAATCCTCGGAAGGTTTGCAATAAATATCCACTTGTTTCGGGTGAAGGTATATATCTGCAATATCCTTTGTTTTTTTACATACACTTGGGATTACATCTGTACCAACATATTCGTTCGTATAGGATGATTCTAAGAATCCATAACAATACGATGACCACCCAAGTGTTGGGCTAAATACTCGTTTTGCTTGAAACACTGTTTGGTTTAATGAATATACTAAATAAGGATTCATGATAGACGCTCTAAAATAATAAGAGGAGAACACGCTACCAATACGTCCATTCTTAATATAATGGGTTGCACTTGGTGTGAGTAGCTTATAATCAATAACATCGTTCAAATATAAATCATACAACATATCAAAAAACGTGGGGACGTTTTCTATGCCCGATTTCGTATGTTGCAAGATATCAAACATATGCAAATTACGAATTATATTTTTAAACACAATATGTTGATTGTTATTCATCGCACGATTTTGCATTGGTTGAACACCGGTTGAACTTATACTTAATTTATCAGGATGTATTTGTAACGATAAATTATAAAATCGTGTTAAATACTCATCACGATTATTTATATTGTCACATAATATTTTTATGGTATCAGTTGATATTCGTTTATCCTCTTTATATTCCCTTAATTTACGGCGTTTTGTTCCAATTTGCACGTGTGCATTTGTCATTAAATGTTTCACTGTGCACGGTTTTTCATTTGTTACATGAAATAATTTTAAAAAGGATTTCAATGATATTACTTCCATACTTAAAATATACAAAGATAAAACTTAGAATAACATCCATTAATCCGTACAATAAAAAAAGAGACGTCTCCCCCGATTGCTTCCCGTACCATTACGAGGTGTCATTATGATACCACCCGATGACTGAATATTAGTGCAATTCTAAACTAAATACATGCATTGACTCGCTGTCAACAATTCTAACTAAAACAGTATATTCTCCTACGTAGTTGATCAGACCATAATAAGAGTTTCCACTATTCAAATTAGATTCGTTTAATTTTTTCGCCACCACATAATATAAAATTATGTGTCTAACCTTACATGTACAACAAGGCCTCCCTATTTATCGGGATTAGCAAATATGTTGGTTTTTATTTCATAGGTTAGTATTCATTTGTAATAAATATATAATTATACTTTTTTATTTTATTTTATTTTTTTTATTAAACATTGCGTCCAATGGTTGCGTTATGCTTTCATAAGCACTTTCTATACTATCGTGTACAATATCTCGTGCAATTTACTAAACGAGATTTCGCATTATCCATATAGATAAATACTATATGGATTACATAGAGGGAACGGGACTCTTTTTATGAAGTCCAATCAAATATATCATACCCGAAGCCTACAAAATCTTCGGAACAAATCAATATATAAAGCATAATTGTGGACGCACATGGAACTCAATATATCCAATTATATAATTGATAGTCGCTTTTTCATTATATACATAGTGAATGATGCAATTGATTTTTATACACGAATGACTGTGCTTTTCACGCTATCTATGTCTAACTTTACATTGAGTTTTTACACTCACATACTTAATGCCCTATCAAATATGCTTGAGCCAAGTTAGAAGCTCGTCTACCTATCGTAGGTACGTATGTAAATCAATTTTTTACATTTTGAAAATAGTTGAGAACCTCATTTACAATATTGTCCACGAATTTTCACTAAAACAGTACAAAATGTAGAAAATTGATTACATACGTACGTATTATGGTATAATATAATCTTACAACGAACAATTAATAATTATGAGTTCTCAACGACCAAACTGTTTAATATGCGACAGTGCACGTCACGTTACATTTAAATGTACAAGTAACAAATCAACTGTGGTTATTAATAGAATGAATGAATTATTCAAAACAGAAAGACCTGACTTCCATTCCTACAACATGAAGGAGCTGAAACAAATCGCAATTCTAACGCCATATGAAAATAGTATTTCTATGTATAAACTTAAAAACGCGTTTATACATAAACGATTCAAATACAACCCAATACCGATTACGCTACCAAAAAAATATTTAATAGAACGATTAATAGAGAGATGGGTTAGTTTAAATAGAATAATTACTAATTTTACCACAAAACCGCAGTCAGGTCATGAATGTCCCGTATGTTATGAAGAGTTTACAGAATATACATGGTCATTTATATTATCAAAATGGATACGCCATTTGATAAAACCATCAGTAGTTACCCTGTGTGGACATACATTTTGTAAAAGTTGTTGGGGTCGTTGGCCAGAGTCATCTTACTATTTTCCAGAAAAAAAAACATATTTATGTGATGGTTATGCTGTAGGTCGTTCATGTCCATTATGCAGGAAAAAAGTTGCAAATGATAACGTAAAACATTACGATACTGGTATGAATCTGGAAAAAATGGGATAATGAAAAATAGATTCTTTAAGTCCTCCTTTCAATTTATATAGTTGTCAGAAAAAACATAAAATAAAAAAGTGTTTCGTATATAGCAAAAAAGGACATTCTGAAAATGTCCAATTCTTGAAAAGTGCAACCACTTTTTTTTCTGAAAAAACACGAAAAACCAGTTTAAAGCATAATGCAGCGAAACCCAAATTAATAATTTCAGGTTGACTGCACAACATTTTTTGTAACTTTGAATTAGAATATTCTGCCGATGTTTAGTAGATCTTAAATTAATCTTATAATGATATAAGATTAATCTTATAATGTAATATTATATCATTATAAGATAATATGCCCAAAGTTGAAATTGATTATTCAAATACAATCTTTTACAAAATACATTGTATAAATCCAGAAATAACTGACATGTATATTGGTCACACTACTAATTTTATTCAATGTAAATATAGACACAAGAAAAGTTGTATAAATACCAAATGCAAAAATTATAGTTGTAAATTATATAATTATATACGCGAGCACGGTGGATGGAATAATTGGATAATGGAAATAATAGCATTTCATAATTGTGAAGACCATTATTCAGCAAGAAAATGTGAACAAAATTATTTTAAAGAATATAATGCAACATTAAATACAATAGACCCATTACCAACTCCCAAAACAAATAAAGAAACAAAAGAAAAACAAAAGAAAAACAATTTATACTGCAATACATGTAACATATCTTTTACAACAACCACATTACACGAATTACATAATAACACAAATAAACATATGAGTCGTCTAAATCTTAATAATAAAACCCCTAAAACCTATAAAAACCCAACTAAATATAATTGTGAAACATGTGACTTTAAATGCAGTAATAAGAAAGACTATAATAGACACATATTGACTGCCAAACATAAAATCCTAATGAATCCTAACGAAAATCCTAACGAAAATCCTAATGAAAATACCCCCAAAGCATATACGTGTGTTTGTGGGAAAGAATATAAACATTCGTCAACACTATGTGCTCATAAAAATAAATGCACATACATAACAGAGCCTGATACAATTGTAAATGAAATAGACATCATACCATCATTTACTGATAATAGTACATATATAGGTGATTCGGCTGCATTAATTAGTCTAATAAAAGAGAATCAAGAGTTTAAAAGTCTTATGGTAGAACAATTTACACATTTCCAAGAACATATAAAAGAAACTCATAAAGATAATATAGAAATCCAGAAACAGATGGTAGATGCTGTAAAAAATACGAGTAGCGTAACGAACAATAATACAACAAATAATACAACGAATAACACTCAGTTCAATCTCAACTTTTTCTTGAATGATACATGCAAGGACGCAATGAACATAAACGATTTCCTCGGTAATATGAATGTGAACATTGAGGAAATAGAATATATAGGACATCATGGGTATGTGAATGGTATGACAAAGCTAATCATGGACCGGTTAAAGGATATGGACATCACTAAGCGACCGATTCATTGTACTGATATCAAACGAGAAACCATGTA